CCTCTTGAAACGTGTTTATATAGTCGAATTTTTTCAACATTACGACTAAAGTATTTAAAATAAATAGATTTTTTAATAGTTTTTTAATATACTTGTCCCAAGTTGGGACAACTTTTTTAATTATGGCAATAAAAATTTTCTTAAAAGTAGGTATTTCAGGGACTAGAAAACTCTTATTTCAAAGACTTGTAAAAAAAAGGGCGATAACTAACGCCGCCCTTTTACGTGAAATTATTGATTTTTATTTCGAAAAAAACCCTGAAATTAAGTAATATCTAAAAACTTCTCGTTATAATCGTACGCCCGCCCTTGGCTAGTGTTACAGATTTTAACATCTATGTCGACTTTTAAAAAAGTAGGCCAACTTGTAGTTAAACCGCCAGGGGGGTAAATTATCAAGTCGCCTGTTGTATCTATAAAAGCTGCAATACTTCCAGCCGCGAAAGTATTATCAACATACTGGGCAGAAATCATTACGGACTCCGAACCGTTACCCCATTGGTTAAAATCTACAAACCTGCAACAAGTTAAAATTGTGGTTGTACCTGGGTCGTTTATTATAATAGAGCCGTGTATTTCCGTCATACCTTCGACTGTAATCCTACTTCCTAAATATGGCCTATTTGGGTTTAACGTAACGTTTGGATCTAAATTTATAACTCCTGTAAAAGCTTTCCTTATTAAATTAGCCCCGAAACCTATACACCCCAAAGCGGACTGCGTACTGAAAAACTTTTCACCAGCTCCGTTGGAGTTGTTCCCGATTTCTAAAACTACAACTTGATCTGTTGCCGTTATACCCGTACCTGCTGGCATTTCTGGACCGTTAACTCCGTATTTTCCAACCTCTGTAACTAATTGAGGAGACTCTAAAAACTGTTTTGTTCCTCCGTCGTCAAACACTCGTGTAGTGAATGTGCTTGCACCTTTGTATAAATAAAGCAGGGTCGAAAAAGAACCTCCTATTGCTGTGATAGTTCCCCCAGGATAGTAAAGTAATTCCCCTCCGCTGTAAATATACCCCTCGCTTACAACTGGCAAAGCTGGATTTGTGTTATCGTATTCCAAACCTGAAACAATTAAACCACTTTCAAAATTTGGAGCCGTTGGGTTTCCAGGACCTTGGTAGTAATTAAAATCTGGAAGTTTAGCCCTTAGAAATTCATAATAATTAAGAATTTCAGCCCTTTGGTTTACTTGTAACCTAATAAAGTCGTCCGCGAAAAACGGCGCTCCTCCTATGTCGGTCTCGTTGCTTATGTTTTTAAATCTATCAACTCTTTGAATTAATGCCATATCTCTTTTTTATTAATAACTTACTACTGTGTACTTTGTTCCGTAAGGTCTCAACCTGTCAACCTCTGCTCTAATTCTAGGCTCGCCAAACGAACTGTAAATTGCGGCAGGAACGTAAACAACGAAATCCGTGTTTGTAAAAGTCTCCGACTCGTTCCAAAAGAAAAAAGCGGGTTGAGCCTCTGACTCATTAAAAAATATTTTAGCGGGGTAGGTTTCCGACTCATTAAAAAATGTTACGGGGTTTATGTTGTTCCCTGTATTATCAATGTAAATAAAAGAAGGACCTGGAACACTAAAAACCGTATTCAAAACGTCCTCCATTATTATTTTTTGCCCGTTGTGCTTTGTTTTTGCTATTACCTCATTGTAAAAAGTAGTAAAAATATCCGTGTGATTTTCAATCACGGTTTTGTGCATAGCTTTAAGCCATGCCTTATGAATCGGCTTCCTTTTATCTACTGGTAAAAGTTCGTTTATTAAAATTGTATAGTCTACGTTATAAATACTCATTTTTAACTCTGTAAGGTCATTGTTATAGTATCATTAAAAGTATTTCCCGCCGTGTCCTCTTCTATAATGTAACCCGCCGCCGTTTCGTACTCTCTTGATACCGTTATAACACTACCAGTCAAAGGAACGGAACTAGGTCGAGCGATCAAACTAACGTTTAAAGTGTCTACACCTGTAACACCAGAAACCGATTGGATAGCGTCAATTATTTGCTCTCTAACCACTATCCCGTCGAAGTTGTCTATACTTATGCTAGATAAATAAGCGTTTATTGCCGCTATTACGTTTGTTTTAACTGTGGTTTCCACAAATTGCCCATCGTAAAAAACCTCTCCTTGAAATCTTAGCCTGTCCGGAAACTGACTAGACGTATCGATCGGAATCCCTACGAATCCGATAGCATCCAAATAACTAATTAAAGCGTTCTCCTCTATAGCTGTTATCGGTATTAATCCACCCGCTCCGTCGTCTTTAGCTACTTTTACCAAAGTCCTACCGTTTGACTGCTCTTTAATCGCTGCCCTAGTTATTATTCTTAAACTTGGGTCTACTGTTGGATAGGTTGCTTTTCCGTTAACTATGCTAATAACTTGCGGGTTTGTCGCGTCATACTGAAATTCTAAAACCCTGTTTTGCAACCAGTCAGCTGTTCCTGGAACCGCTTCCCTTGCTATTTGCTCCAACTCTGCCTTAAATACGTCTTGGAGCTGTTCGAAAGTCACTAAATTGTTCGCGAATATATACGTCCAAAGCCTCCAAACAGAGACTAAACTAGGAGAGGTTAACCCGCTCAAAGTTGGGTCTCCCTGTACTGCTAAAATTAACTCGTTTTGTATTTCTGTTATTGTCCTAGCCATCGTTTACGTCTTTTGCTGTTCTTATGCCGTTATTATCTGCCTTAGTTGCTGGATTTATAACAACCTCGTCGTTTATATCAAGCCCGTTACTTAAAAGGTGGGTTGTTCCTTGTTGGACCCAAGTGTCTGGATCTATTAATTCCGTTCTATAGTCTTGTATGAAAATATAGTAATTCCTCCTATCCTCGTCGGTTTCTTCTCTAACTCTCTCAAAAGTGGAAAAAGTTTCGTTTGTGGCTGTTTGTTGAAAACCTGAAAAAACATTAAAAACAGCCTGTTTTAAATCAAAAACATCTAAAACGGTTTTTGAAATTGATAGCCTGCTTTTTGTTAATTCGTCAGCAATGAAAAAGCGAACTGTTAAAGTAGTCTTTTGCAGTTTCCCCCCTTGGTTTAAATAGTCCGCTCCGTCTGGGAACGAAACAAACAAAGCGGGGAATCTGAAAGAATCAATTAAACCCTCGTCGTACTTATTAAAGTCGTCATTGAATAAACCAACGGTTTTAAACTGTGGTAAGTCTGCCGCTATTTTATCCAGAATCTTTTGTACGAAAAATCTTTGCATTTTATAAAATTAAAAAATTTTGCTTATCCTTCTACTTATTAACCGCGTTATTTTATCGTCAAGCTTTTTCGATCTCCCTATAAATTGCCTCTTTGGCATTTTAAACCCTTTTCCTCTTCCTGCTCTTAACCCTGCATTGTGAACGCCTGCGTAAACAGCCGCTTTTCCTTTAACACCTATAACCGCCTCGTTTTTAGTTGTTCTGCCCCTAGCTATTGACCTGTAAAGCCTGGAACCTCTGCCGCCTCTGTTTGCCTTACCTATTAAAACACCACGCCCAGGGTCAACGTTCTTTTTTCTCTTTTTCCACTTAGTTAGAGACCTATCTAAAAAACCCTGCCTTCTAAAGTTTTCTGTGAAAAAATTAACGGACTCATTAGCTGCAATAGATAATAAATTTTTTACCTCCTTTTTTATTTTACCCCTATGCTCGGAAATCAAAGGGCCTAAGTTTGTTCTAGCCATTCCCTGGTATTGGTAAATTAAAATTGTTCCCCTTTAATTCCTCAAATTGGGGGCTCACTATGTAATACGGGTGTTCAGGACCAAACAAAACCTTTTGCTTTCCTACGTTTACTTTCATGCTTTCAGGTATTTCAGGAGTTTTTATTTCGCTGTTTGGAGTCTCTACCGCTTCCGCTTCCTGTAAAACAGTACAACGGCAATTCCAACCGTTAGGAGGGTAAAAAGTATCCCAAAAATCATCGTCAACCCGCTTAATAATACCATCAAGCGGCGCGTGATCTGGACGAACTCGTGCGTCGCCCGCTGTAACATAGCGTAAATACGGTAAAAAATCTTTGTCTTTCTCAATTTCTAACCATTTGCTAGCCATTTGAGCGGAATTGCTCGCTTGAGCTATTTCAGTTTTTAACCATTCTTTATTGTACTTTCCGAAGATTTCCCTTGCTTTAGCCTCATAGTCACCAAAGTTTCTAAGGTTTCCGTTTTCATCCAAAATGAAGT